TATGACATGGTGTCGGGCGTTTTCGAAGGCCAGCACTATGACGCCATACAACGTCAAATCAGGGGCAACCACCTTGCCCTTGTCACCGAAGGTCGAATGGGGCCGCAAGTCGCGGTACTGGACGCCTTCACTTTTACATTCGACGCAAAGGAATTCAAAATGGCAGACCCTGAAAAGAAACCCGAAGGCGGCGGCGGTGCTGCCGGTATGACGCTTGAACAGGTGACCGCAATTGTCACCGAACTGGCCCCCGCTGTTGCAAAGCTGACGGAAGCCTTCGCGGGCATGAAGCCTGCACCCGCCGCAACTGAAGGCACGTTGGACGCCGACAAGCCGAAGGTACCCGCTGTCCCTGAAGCAGCCGCCGACCTGAAGCCGGTTGTTGAAGCCATGGACGCACAAGTCAAGGGCCTGCAGAAGACCGTTGCCGACCTGACCAGCAACGCAACCCGCAACGTGATGGCCGACATCGCCAACCGTGACAAGCTGGTGACCCGCCTGACCCCACACATTGGCGCGTTCGACCACAGCGAGAAAACGACCGCTGAAGTCGCCGTGTACGGCTGCGAAAAGCTGGGCATCAAGGTAGCCGCTGACGCTGCCCTGCCCGCGCTGGAAGGCTACTTGACCGCAATGCCCGTCAAGGCACCAGCGGCCCGGGTCGGTACTGGTGCTGACGCGGCGTTGCCCGCGACCGGCCAAGTGCAGGCATTCATCAACGGCACCGACAAGAAATAAGGAATCGACGCCATGAAAAAACATTCATTCTCCTTGGGCCGCCTGCTGATGGCCGGTCTGATTGCAGCCATCGCGCTGCCCGTCATGGCTGTGACCCCGGCGCATATTGTGCCGACGTACGCAGCCGCAAAGCAGGTCGCACGACAAGCCGTTACCGACCTGAAGCTGTGGGCCGGTTCTGTTGCCGCGTCATACAGCATTCGAACTGCCCCGTGGGCGGCCGCCTTTCAATCGACCATCAACGCGTCGCAAGGTTTCGGCCTTATCGGCGAACTGCTGTTCGATGGCCCAACCCGTGCGCAGCCCGGCGTGCTGAAGGGCACTGCGGCGTATCTGGTTGTCGGCCGATACTTCACCATTGACGCATCAGACGGTACCTTCGTACCGGGCGGTACGGGTGCGCAGGGCGGTATCTTGGCGAACCCCAAGGCGCTGGTTTCCTTCGGTACTTCCGTCGGCGGCCCACTGGCCCCAACGCTGATTGTTCCTGCTGGTGAAGTCGGCGAATTCGTGACCATGGGTTCCATGGTCGTTGCGCTGGCTGCTGCGTGTGCCATCGGCGACAAGGTCGCGTACGACACGACAACCGGCGTGTTGTCAACCGTTGCCCCGGGCGTGTCCGTCACGGGTTCGATTGCAACCACTGTGCTGACCGTGACCGCAGTTGCTGCCGGTTCCGCACCGCTGGCCGTCGGTCAGGTGCTTTCGGGCGCGAACGTGCAGCCGGGTACCACCATCATTTCGTTGGGCACTGGCGTGGGCGGTGTGGGCACCTACAACGTCGATGTGTCGCAGACTGCTGCAAGTGCTACCGTCACCGCAGCATCGACCGCAGCGGCTGGTACGGCGTTTATCCCCGGCGATGCCCGCGTGGTTCGCTATTCCAACACGGCCGCAGGTCTTGCCTGCATCAGCTTGACCGGCGCGTAATACGCAACCACACAAGGAACAAACAAAATGAAAACCGCATCAAAAATTCACAGCAGCTTCCTGCCCAGCGCGGTGCGCCCGTTCGCAATGGACGCAGCCGCTATGGACATGAACGACGTTGCCGCGTTGCGTCTGCTGGGCATCAACCTGCCCGAACGCCGCGTACGCGCCATGATTGCAAACATGGACATTGACGGCATGGGCATGGACGATACAACCGGCCTTGTCACGACCGCCAGTATCAGCAACCCGGTTCAATTCCTGCAGGCATGGTTGCCGGGGCTGGTCAACATCCTGACCGCCGTCCGCAAGGCCGACGACCTCATGGGCGTGATGACCGTGGGCGCATGGGAAGACGAAGAAATCGTGCAGGGCGTGCTGGAACCACTGGGCGACGCCGTCCTGTATGGCGACTACACGAACATCCCGCTTGCGTCGTGGAATCTGAACTTCGAACGCCGTACGGTGATTCGCTGGGAAAAGGGTTTCATGGTCGGTCTGCTGGAAGAAGCACGCAGCGCCCGGGTACGCGTCAACACCGCAGCCGAAAAGCGCAACGCGGCCGCGATGGCACTGGAAATCGTGCGCAACCGCGTGGGCTTCTACGGCTTCAACGGCGGCGCAAACCGCACGTACGGCTTCCTGAACGACCCCAGCCTGTCGGCGTACATCACGGTCGCCAGCAACGGCACCACTACCCAGTGGTCGGGTAAGACGTACCTGCAGATTACCGCCGACATCCGGGCCGCCATGGCTGCCCTGCAGTTGTCCGGTCAAGGCATTATCGACGTGAAAAAGTCGAAGATTGTCCTTGCCGTGGCGCTGGCTGTTGACCAGTACCTGTCGGTGACTTCCGACTTCGGCAACAGCGTTTCGGACTGGATTAAAACCACGTACCCGAATGTGCGCGTTGAAGCCGTGCCGGAACTGACCGCAGCCAATGGCGGCGCAAACGTGTTCTACCTGTACGCAGAATCTGTCGCTGACGGCGGCACGGACGGCGGGCAAGTGTGGGCGCAAATGGTACCGGCCAAGTTCCAAGCACTGGGTACCGAAAAGCGGGCGAAGGGCTATCTGGAAGACTTCAGCAACGCACTGGGCGGCGTCATGCTGAAGCGTCCATTCGCTGTCGTCCGTCGTTCTGGCGTGTAATACCGCCTTCAATCTTTCACTTTAAAAGGAAGTTCACACCATGGCTACATCCCGCACCACCACGGCCCCGGCCGTCAGTGCAGACGCGAAGAAAAAGGGCGCCGCCCTTTACGTGTACTGCACGCTGACCAGCGACCAGCGTTACACCAACTGGCGCAAGGGCGAAAACGACATACCGTCGGAAATCGGCAGCGTGTTCATCAAGGGCGGCGCAGGCGTTGCAAACGACCGCCTTGTGACCCCCCGGGGTGTTGTTACCGCCATCACGGCCGACGACTTGAAGCTGCTGGAAGCGAATGACGACTTCAAGCTGCACAAGAAAAACGGCTTCGTCGAAGTGTCCCAGTCGCTGGCTGATGCTGACGAAGTCGCGGCCGAAATGGCGGGCTTCGACCTTTCCACACCGCTGACCGAAAAGACCGCCCCGGGTGCGAAGGCTGGCGGCGTGTCAACCGACGGAAGCGGCGGCCCTTCCGCAGCCTGAACGGCAAACCCGAACAGGGTATGACGACAAGCCGGGGTACCACAAGCGCCCCGGCTTTTTTCTTTTAAAGGTTCACCATGTCATACGGCCCCGTCATCGTTTTAGACAAAACACAATTTCGCCTTCGCTTCCCGCAGTTCGCCAGCGGCACCGCGTTTCCTGATGCCGCCCTTGACGTGAACTGGATTATTTCGATTCAGTACATCAGCCCGGCAAACTGTGGCGACCTTATCGACGGCGGCCGCGAATTGGCTATTCAGCTGATGCTTGCCCACATCCTTGCGCTGGGCGTCATCGAAAAAGGGAACGGCGACTGGACAGGGCAGGCGGGCATCGTCACGCAGGCGACCATCGACAAGGTGACGGTTGCCCTTGCTGTGCCCCCATACGGTACCGACAACTGGCGGTACTGGCTGAACCTGACGCCCTACGGTCAGCAGCTGCTTGCCCTGCTGTCTGCGCAGGCCGTGGGCGGCTTCTACATCCCCGGCGGCCCGCCAGAACGCAACGCCTTCCGCAAGGGCTACGGGTTGTTTTTCTGATGCAAGTCCGACGCGTCCCCGGGCCTGACCGCAAGTCGCTGGTTGTGGCAATGGAACAGCTGAACGGGCAAACCGGTAAGGTCGGTTGGTTCGAATCGGCCAAGTACGAAGACGGCAAGCCCGTGGCGGGGGTCATGGCGGCGCAGGAATTCGGGGTGTCTGGTCGTTTCCCCCCGCGCCCGTTTTTCCGCCCCACAGCGGCCGCGCAGAAGCAATCGTGGGCCGACACATCAAAGCAGGTCGCGCAGGCCGTTGTACGTGGCCAGATGGCCCCGGGTTCGGTGCTTGAAGCCCTATGCCTGAAGGCTGAAGGCGACGTGCGCCAAGCAATCATCAACGTGACCAGCCCAGCATTGAAAGAATCGACCATCGCAGCGCGTAAGCGTAAACTTGCGAAGGGCACCAAGTTTGCTTCCACGATTGAAAAGCCGTTGGAAGCGTCGGGCCACGCACTGGCAACCCTAACATCGAAGGTCGAATAATGCGCGTACCCGGCGGTAATCTTTTGGCACTGGCGGCCCGCGTCATACAGCAACAGCCGATAACGTGGCAGGCGTTCGTCAGTCGTGCACGCAACGCGACCGGGCAGTATGTCAACACGTACGCGGCCGCCGTCGTCATACAAGGCAGCTTCCAGCCCATTGATAAAAAGGCGTACCAGCAGCTGGGCCTTGACCTTGCGAAGAACTACGCCACGTTGTATACGTCACAGGTAATACGCACGGTTGAACGTGACGGGTCGGGCGACCTGCTGTCATACAACGGCAAGCTGTACCAAGGCACGTCGGCCGTTGACTGGACGGGGCAGGACGGCTGGGGCGCGTACATCGTCGTGGAAGTTGACACGCCATGACCGATAAAGAACTTGAAGCCCTGTTTGTCGCACGGCTTGACCTGATGATGCCCGAAGACCCGGTGCTGGCGGTAATACCGAACCTGACCGTTGCGGCTGGATTCCAGACCCGCCAGCAGGGCAAGAACGACGACGCGACCGTGTATTTTTTCAAGGTCGGCGACAAGCGGTACGGCTGGAAGCAATCTAAAAATACCTTCGTTGCCCCGGTCGCGCCTGACCCCGTGGGCACCATGCGTCATACCGAAACGCAACTGTACGAATCAACTTTTCAGTTTATGGCGCTGGCCCCGCAAGGCCCCAGCAGCGCGACGACCGAAAGCGACATATTAAATTTGGTTGCTGGTATCATCGCAAGCGATGCCAACCTTGCCGCCATGCAGGCGCAGGGCGTAGGAATTCTTCGGGTGACGGACGTTCGGAACCCGTATTTCACAGACGACCGGGAACGCTTCGCAGCGTCGCCATCGTTTGATGTGGTCTTCACGCACAAGCGGGTACGCGTCAGTACCGACCCAGTGATTAGGACGTATGACGCAGCGGTTTATCGGGTTTAACTTTTTCAAGGGGCATTCAAATGGCAATTTCATTCAAGCGGTACGTTGACATCGTGTCGGGCGTTGGCGGCGGCGTTGCCGTTCGAACGCGTGACCTTATCCTGCGGTTGTTCACGGCCAACGAAAAGGTACCGGCAAAAACCGTCATCGAAATGGACAACCTGACGGACGTTGGCGCGTACTTCGGTGTCGGGTCTGCCGAATATCTGCGGGCTGCTTTTTACTTCGGGTTCATTTCGAAGAACATCAAAGCCGCACGCAAAATCAGTTTTGGCCGACTTGCCAACGCCCTGACCAGCGCAAAGATTTTCGGCAAGACCAACGGCGCTTCAGCCCTTTCAATCTTCACCGCGCCCATTACGACCGGCAGTTTTAAACTGACGTTGGGTGCCTACACCGCCGACGTTACCGGTTTGAACTTCACGGGTGCCGCGAATCTGGCAGCGGTCGCCACGCTGGTGCAAACGGCCATACGTGCCGTCGTGGCTGGCGGTATCGACTGGACAGCGGCGACGGTCACGTATGACGCACCCAGTAATACGTTCAACCTGACCAGCGGTGCAACTGGCGTTGGTGCGGTCAACGTGCAGGCGGCCGCCACAGGTGTGCCGGTTGCTTCGTTCCTTGGTTGGGCTGCCGGTGCGGTCTTCAGCCCGGGCGTTGTTGCTGAAGCCCCCGTGGTGTCGTTCATTGACAGCGTCGAAGCGTCGGACAACTTCGGCACCGCCGTATTTATCCCGACCCTGACGACTGACGAAAAGACCGCGATTGCCCTGCAGAACGACACGTACAACGTGCGTTTTCATGTTAGCTTCCGGTTCGATTTGGAAGCCGACGCCGCCACGCTGTACGCTGCATTGGCGGGCTATTCCGGCGTGTCATACACGTACGCCCCACTGGCAGCAGAGTATCCCGAAATCCTGCCCGCTTCGATTCTGGCAGCGACCGACTACTACGCCCGCAACAGCGTTCAAAACTTCATGTTCCAGCTTGCGACGCTGACCCCCAGCGTCAGCACGAACGCGGTTGCGGATGCGTTTGACCCACTGCGTGCGAACTACTACGGCCGCACGCAGACCGCCGGGCAGTACATCGACTTCTATCAACGCGGTGTGATGTGCGGTCTTGCGACTGACCCGGTCGATATGAATGTGTACGTGAACGAAATGTGGCTGAAGGATGCCGCAGGCGCGAAGATTATGGAACTGCTGCTGTCGCTGGCCCGGGTGTCGGCCAACACGCAGGGTCAGAATCAGATTCGTGCCGTCCTGCAGTCGGTCATCGACAGCGCCCTGAACAACGGAACCATCAGTATCGGCAAGCCCTTTACCATCACGCAGAAGCTGTACATCGGCAACGCGACCGGCGACGACAACGCATGGCACCAAGTGCAGAACATCGGCTACTGGTACGAAATCAACCTGTCGTCTTATGTCACGGTTGACGGCCGCACCGAATGGAAAGCAACCTACGTGCTTATCTATTCGAAAGATGACACGATTCGTAAGGTCGAAGGTTCACACGTTCTTATTTAAACCAACCGCACCACTTAGGAGTAATACACCATGAACGATATTTCAGGCTTCGGCCTTAAAGGCCGGTTGGTAGCGTCGCTGACCTTTCCTGCGGGCTTCGACATCACCGCGTTTGCTGACGATGCCGACCCGTTCGACCTGCCGTCAATGCAAATCCGTGACAAGGCCATGGGCCTAAATGGCGACCTGATTGTGTGGTCTAAAGCCACGCCTATTCCGGCCGCCCTTGCCATCATCCCGGGCAGCGAAGACGACGTGAACCTGCAGGTTCTGTTCGAAGCAAACCGCGTCGGCAAGGGTAAGACCGGGGCGCGTGACATCATCACGCTGACCATGTCATACCCTGACGGTAGCGTGTGGACAGCGGCCCCGGGCGTCATCACCGACGGTATGCCCGGCCGTGGCGTCGCCAGTGCCGGTCGCCTGAAGACGAACGTTTACCAGTTCGCGTTCGAAAACCGCAACCAGTCCCAAGGCGCGTAAGCCATGGCCCACATTCTTCTGAAGCCCAAGGAAGTAACGATAGCCGACCAAGACGGCATCGAACGCACGTTCGTCATTTCCCGGCTGCCTGCAACAGACGGCCGGGAACTGGTGACGCAGTACCCGATTTCGGCAATGCCGAAGGTTGGCGACTACAAGGTAAACGAAGGGCTGATGCTGAAGCTGTTGTCCTTCGTCGCCATCAAAATGGCCGACGGTACCGAACTTCAGCTGACGACCCGGGCGCTGGTTGACAACCATACGAACGACTGGGAAACGTTGGGCAAGCTGGAAGTTGCCATGATGGAATACAACGTAAGTTTTTTCGGGAACGGCAGGGGCTTGACTTTCTTAGAGGGTATCACCCGCAAGGCCGAAGCGTGGATTACCGGAACGTTGATCCCTTCATTGCAGCAATCATCGCAGAAGGACACGCCACCTTAGACCAGCTTCGAACCGTGTATGACCTAGAAGACGCGTTGGACTTGTGGGAAATCGTCATGGTGACCCGCTGGAACGAACACTTAGCAATCGAAGATTCGAAACGAAAGTAATACCGTGGGCATTCTCGATACTTTTTTTCTGATGTTCGAAGCCGATACGTCGAAGGTTGACAAGGGCATAAAGGAATCGGACAAGCAGGCCAAGTCCTTGACCGAAACACTGAAGCAAACCGACTTTCAAGCCGACAAACTGGGCAACAATTTTCTTGCGCTGGCGAAAAAAGGCGCGGGCCTGCTGGGCGTTGGTCTGTCACTGGCTGCCATCACGAAGGGCGTTGCCGAAACGGCGGCGTCATACACGCAACTGGACAAGCTGGCCCAGCAGTTCCGAAGCACGGCTGATGCGGTCGATGAATTTCAGGACGCCGGGTATCTGCTGGGGCTGTCGAACGAAGACACAACCGGCGGCTTGAAAGCCCTTGAAGCCACGATGCAGGACACCATGCTGGGGCTTGGTCGTGCCAAAAAGGTTTACGAAGAACTGGGCATTGAAGTGACCGACGCAGGCGGTAAGGTGAAATCCACGGTTGCGTTCATGGGCGAACTGCAGGAAAAATTCCGGGGCATGGACAGGGGCACGCAAATGCGCGTCATGGAACGCCTAGGCTTGAACCCCGGGCTTATCAAACTGTTCAATGCCGACATGGCCGACCTTCAGAAACGCATGGCCGACGTTGACCGGGCAACCGGCTTTAGCATGGAAAAGGCGCTGAAGCGGTCAGCCGAATACACCAAGGCAAACAAGGCAATGGGCCTTGAAGTCAAGACGCTGGGCCTGTACTTCGAAAAGTTCATGGACGTGTTGAAAATCAACGCGATGCCGGTCTTCACCGCTGCGCTGCAGAAGGTTACCGAAGTCCTAAAAACATTGGTCACGTTCGTACTGACGCACCAGCGGTTCATTGAAGGCGTGTTTGTCGCCATCGGTGCGGCAATCCTGTATTTCCTTGTACCGGCGGCCGTGTCCGGGGCCATGGCATTGTGGGCGATGATTGCCCCCTTCCTGTTGGTCGGCGCAATCGTGGTCGCTGTGGCGGGCCTGTTCGCCCTGCTGTACGACGACATAATGAACTTCATCGACGGCAACGATTCGCTGATAGGTCAGATACTTTCAAAGTACCCCATGATTACCGACGTTGTCATGGCAATGGTTGACGTGGTCAAGGCGCTGGGCGGTGCGGTGCAATGGACGTTCGAAACGATGATTTCGTTGCTGCAGATTGCCTTCAACCTGTGGGCAAAACTTATCGGCGGTATCTATGAGTTTTCCGGGCTGGGGGCCTTGGTCGGTTTCATCGTTGACGGCTGGGCCGGGAAGTTTCAAGGGCTGGGCCAGATTGCTGGGGACGTGCTGGACTGGATACTTAAAAAGGTTGGGCAGGTCGTGGATGTCATCGGGTCGGCAATCAACCTTATCCGGGGGGCTGGTGCGGCCGTCACTGGGGCGCTGGGCGGGGCTAAAGTGTCCTTGGGCATGTCAGGGCCTACCGCCGACGGTTTAAACGCTGGTAAGGGCGTTCTTGCGGCCGCCAGCAGTGCCCCGCTGGGGGCGACCACGTCAAGCAGCATCAACAACCAGCGGGCGGGCGATAAGTCCGTGGCGGTCACGACTGGCCCGATTAGCATACAGACCCAAGCGACCGACGCGGCGGGCATCAGTAAGGCGCTGGGGGATTCCATGCAAACGCAAATGCGGCAAGCCGTGGCGAACTATGACGACGGGGTAGCTATCTGATGGCAACCGCCCCCGTCCCCACTGCTGCGGTCGATGTCGTCTGCGTGCTGAACGAAGCACTGGTGCAGGTCTTCACGCTTGCACGCCCGATAAAGGCCGAAGTCAAGGAAGATTCAAAGGCCATGGAACACCCGCTGGAAACGGGCGCGTCAATCATCGACCATCGGGTAATACTGCCGACCGTCATTGAACTGTCGATGCTGCTTGCGTCGGACAACTACCCGGCGGTGTACGGGCAGATAAAAGACCTGTTCATGCGTGCCGAATTGTTGACCGTGCAAACCCGCGTTGGTTCGTACCCGTCGATGATGATTGAAAAAATCCCGCACGAAGAAACAACGGATATGCAAGACGGCGTACCGTTGGCCCTGACGCTGAAAGAGGCACGTTTTGTAACGCCGTTGTTTTCGCCCCTGAAGGTCGCAACGCCCCGCGATTCAAACACGGTCAAGCGTGGCGAACAACAACCCAAGGACACCCCGCCAGCTGCGCCCCGGGGCGGTTCCGTACTGTCGGGGATATTCCGCAAATGATTGACGTACCACTGCAAGCCGTGCCCAACCAGCAGCTATCAATACAGCTGGGGGTTTCGCGGTACGACATAACGCTGAAGCAGGCGCTGGGGGTCATGGCGGCAACGGTCTTGCGTGACGGCGTGACCCTGATTGAAAACGTACGACTGGTCGCAGCAACGCCCGTGCTGCCGTACGACTACATGGAAGACGGCAATTTTGCGCTGACCACGGCGGACGAAGACCTGCCGTCGTATGAACAGTTCGGTATTACGCAGTACCTTGTTTACCTGACGGCTGACGAACTGGCAACGCTGCGGGGTTGACATGCCACAACTTGACCCCCGGGTAATACGCGTCAGCATCGAAGTTAACGGCGTCCTGAAGGTGTACACGGCTGACCCCAGCACGGGCCGCAGCCTTGCCGTTGTGGTGACCGGCACCAAGTACGCCAACCCGAATCAGAACGAATGCGAAGTCAAGATAACCAACCTTGACCGGGCGACGCATGACTACCTGCTGACCGAAACAAGCCCGTTCAACCAGAACAAAACGCCCAAGCGTCTGATTGTCGAAGCGGGCCGCGTCAGTACCGGCCTGTCGCTGGTATACATGGGCGACATTACGACGGCCGTCGGTACCCAGCCGCCCGACATCGTTATGTCGTTGAAGTGTGCAACCGGCGATTTCCAGAAGGGCAACGTCGTGGCGAAGTCGGCCGCCGGTATGACGCCCCTGCGGAACATCGCGCAAGGCGTGGCGAAGGATTTAAACCTGTCGCTGGTATACGAAGCGCAAGACAAACAGATTTCGAATTACAGCTTCACGGGCGGGGCGCTGAAACAGGTCAACCGGCTGGGCGATATGGGCATGGTCAATGCCTACGTTGACGACGGTAAGCTGATTGTGAAGGACTACAACGTACCCCTTGTCGGTCGCACCCGGGAATTGAATCTGGATACCGGCATGATAGGCATACCCGAATTTACCGAACAGGGCATTAAGGCAAAAATGCTTTTCGACAATCAAACGGTTCTAGGTAGCGGGCTGAACATTATCAGCAAAATGAACCCGGCCGCGAACGGCCTGTACACGGTGTTTAAACTGGGCTTCGAACTTGCCAGCCGCGACACGCCGTTTTACTACATCGCCGAAGCGGTGCGGGCCGACGGCAGGGCGGCCGACGGGTCTTACAAGAACGCCAAGAAAAAGGTTAAGGCCAAATGAGTGACCACGCCAACCCGTCACGCGACCCGGCCAATGATGATTCATTGCTGGGCATGGCGAACGAAATTCTAAAAAAATTCCTGCAGGGCGTTGACGACATGCTGCCCGCCCGCGTGGTGTCATACGACCGCCTGACCAACCGTGCGCAGGTCATCCCCTTGGTGCGCGTGCTTACGACGGCGAATCAGCTTGTTGACCGGCCGCAGGTCGCCAGTATCCCGGTATTACAAATCGGCGGCGGCGGGTTCTTCCTTAGCTTCCCCCTGAAGCCCGGGAACCTAGGCTGGATAAAAGCAAACGACCGCGACATTTCGCTGGTGCTTCAGTCGTACAAGACCAACGCCCCCAACAGCCGCCGGATGCACAGCTTCAGCGACGCGCTGTTTATCCCCGACGTGATGACCGGGTACACCCTTGCCGACGAAGACGGGGCCGTACTGCAGAACCTTGACGGGTCGGTGTGCGTGGTGCTGGGGGAAGCCGCCCTGCAGCTGAAAGCGCCCGGGTGTTCGGTCACCATGGGCGGCGGCATCATCGACATGACAGGCGATGTCATAATTAACGGTATCCACTTCGACACACACCGCCATACCGGCGTGACAATCGGGGTCGGCACATCCGGGGGGCCAGTAGCGTGACGACCGTCCTTGCAGTTGACGAAAATAACGACCTGTTTATTGACGCTGAAGGCGCGTTGGCGTTGGTGTCTGACCTGCCCGCCGTCATGCAGGCCGCTGCCCACGCTGCAAAAACGCAACTGGGCGAAATGATTTACGCGGTCGATGACGGCGTGCCCAACTTCGACACCATCTGGAACGGTTCGCCCAACACAACGCAGTTCGAAGCGTTCCTGCGTCGGGTGCTGATGTCGGTCGAAGGCGTTACCGAAATCACCGAACTGACGACGGCCGTTGCCGACCACGTTCTGTCATACCAAGCGACCATCAAAACAATTTACGGAATCGGGGTAATCAATGGCTGATTATGTTTATGTAGAAACAAGCGGCGTAATACTGCCCGATACGGCCGACTTGCAGGCCGTCGTCGAAGACGAATACCGCACGGCCTTTGGGTCAAATTTGGTCGTCACCCCCAACACCCCCCAAGGCGTGTTGATTACCGCTGAAGTCATCGCCCGGGCGAACGTGCTGGCGAACAACGCCACGCTTGCCAACCAGATAAACCCCAACCTTGCGGGCGGTGTGTTCCTTGACGCCATATGGGCATTGACCGGCGGCGAACGGCTGGCGGCGACGCAGTCAACAATCGCGGGCGTCATACTGGGCGGTGTGGGCGGCACGTTGGTACCGGCAGGAACGATTGCTGCACAGGCCGACGGCACCGAATGGGCAAGCGTCGGCGACGTGGTGCTAGACCCGGGCACCGGGTTGGCGACCGTTGACTTCGTGGCAACAGAGTTCGGGCCGCTGGCCTGCAACATCGGCGCGTTAAACGTGGTTGTATCCGGCGTCCTTGGCTGGGAAACCGTCACCAACCCCAACGCCGCCACGCCCGGCCGCAACGAAGAATCAGACGGGGCAAGCCGCATTCGTCGCCGCAACACGTTGGCGCTGCAGGGTTCGGGCGGCCCCGAAGCCATCATTTCGGGCCTGTATGACACGCTGGGCGTGCGGTCGCTGGCCTTCCGTGAAAACTACACGGACGCGTCGATAGTCATTGAAGGCGTGACGCTGGTCGAACATTCGATTTACGTCTGCGTCGATGGCGGCACTGATGCCGATGTGGCAATGACCTTGCTTGACCGCAAGTCAATGGGCGCGAACTGGAACGGCACCACGACTGTATCGGTAACTGAACCTATCAGCGGTCAGGTTTACGACGTGAAGTTTTCACGGCCCACGGCGGTGCCGATACTTGCCCGGGCAACCGTGCGCGTCATGGGTGCGACCGGCGATATTGACGCGCTGGTGAAGTCGGCGATTCTGGCCTACGTCAACGGGCTGCTTGAAGGCGAAGCGGGCTTAACCGTGGGTACCGACGTGTCGCCGTTCGAACTAGCAGGCGCCGTTAACGTACAGACCCCGGGCATTTACGTTCAGAAGATGGAAATAACGACCGTTGCGGCCGCTTCCTATGCCGTCGCCGAAATCCCCATTCTGATAAGCGAAATCGCAACACTGGTTGAAGCCGGTATTACGGTGATTGTTGTATGAAAATTCAGGCGTTCGATTATTCGGTTAACCTGCTGCGTGCGCTGCTGTGGCAGTACAACGAAGCCGCACGCCTTGAAAGTCTGGTACAGCAAAAACAGGACTGGTACAACGTCGCGCAATCTGACTTCTGGTCGAACTGGTACGACGACGTTTTTAATCTGCAGACCGCGAACGATTTTGGCCTGTCCGTGTGGGCGATTATTTTGGGCCTGCCGCTTGCCGTGTCGCCGCCCGTCCCTGTTGACCAAGATTTTTTCGGCTTCGCAGCTGACGACGTGAATTTTTCAAATGGCGGGTTCGCTGGTAGTAGCGGGCCTATTGTCCTGAACACGGAACAGAAGCGGCTTGCCCTGCGGCTGCGGTATTACCAGCTGGTAACCCGGTTCAGCGTGCCGCAGGCAAATGCCATCATTGCCGCCGTGTTCGGCCCCGGGTCGGGGTACGTTGTTGACGGCTTGAACATGCGGATTCGCTACGTATTCAATATCCCTTTATCCCCCGACTTACAATTCGTCTTGACGCAGTACGATTTGCTGCCACGACCGGCAACCGTGATGGCGGATTTTGTGGTACTGGGTGAAACGGACGGCTTCGGGTTCGGCGCGTATCACTTCAACTTCAACCAAGGCAACTTCTACCATGCTTAAATTCTTCAAGTACCCATGGGCCGTCACTGGCACACGCACCGCCATACCCGCGACCGACCCGGGCACGGGGGAAATGAATTACCAGACTGGCTACCCCGCCCCGTACCAGTTGCCGAAGACCGACCCGGCGTCACGCAACATTGAACGCGACAAGTTCAATGAACTGCAGTACGACATCACCAACGAACTGCGCCTGCTGCAGTCGTACGGCGTGCCCGATTTCATCTCAGCCGCCCTAAATGACGGGGTCGCATTCGAATACGACGTGGGCGCAACGTGCTTGTACCTAGGCCGTCAGTACATATCACGCAAGACCGCCAACACGTCGCTGCCAAGTGTCGCGGCCGACTGGTCACTGGTGCGGCTGGGCGGCATTCCGAAGGCAACCGCAGGCGGCACGGGCAATGCGGTAACCGCCGACTTCCTGCCCGACCTTGGGGCATTGGCTGACGGCGACCAAATTTTGATACAGCATACGGCAGCGAACACGGGGGCAATGACTATCAACCCCGACGGCGCAGGCGCATTGACCACGTATAAAGGCGCAGGCTTGCCGCTGGCGGTGAACGACGTGCCGGGGGCCGACTACTGGGGCCTGTACGTGTACGACTTGTCCGCTGGGGCACTGCAGATGCTAAACCCGGCTACGGGTGTCAATCCCGCTAAAGATTTGGCATCGGTCACGGCGACCGCTGCTGCCAACGCCCTGACGGTTGGCATACAGGCTGAAACCATTGCTTTCCGCCCCAGCCCAATAACCAGCGGGGTTTCGGTTCTTCGTGCGACGGCTGCGGGGTCGCTGGTCGTTCCGGCTGGCGCAAGCCTTGGCGCAGCTAATGGCGCAAGCGCCCGGTTTGCTTGGGGCTGGATTGACAACGCCGGAACGCTGGAAGTTTTCATTGTGAATATTTCGGGGGCGGCGAACCTTGACGAAACGGGCTTGGTATCTACGGTCGCCATAAGCGCGGGCGCTGTGACTGCAGGCGTTTTCTATTCGACTACCGCACGCGCAAACGTGGCGTTTCGCATCCGGGGGTTTTGCGACATTTTGGAAGCCGCAGCAGGAACTTATGCAAGCCAGCCAACAAAAGTGCAGCCTGCGGGAGGCCAAGCCCTTGCAGGAATGGGCGGCATGGGATATGGAAATTACACAGGATTCCTTATCGGTCAGCGGGCACTGGGAACGACGTACCGAAACGATTCCGGCAAGCCGCGCATCGTCAACGTCTGCGTCATTGCGGGGGTGAGCGCTGTTAATTTGACAGCTGTTGTGGGTGGTGTCACCCTATATTTTCCTGACGCTGCGATTGGTTCTTACAGCGCTGCCTACTTCATTGTCCAACCGGGAAAGACCTATCAGGTTAATTCTGCCGGCACATGGTATGCGTGGGTAGAGGAGGTGTTGTCGTGAGCCGCAATAACGATTAAGGGGCCAAAAGTGGATATGCCGCCGGATATTGGAAAATTAGCCGCAGGCCCCGTCGGGTCGGCCATCGCCTTACTGTGGCTGCCGGGGTCGTGGCCCCGTCGTGGCGCGATGTTTCTTGCAGGCGGCGGCATGTCATATTACGTTGCACCGCCCCTTACTCACTGGTTACCGTACCTGCCCGAAGGTTTCGCGGGCTTCCTTGTGGGCCTGCTGGGCGTTATGGTTACACAAAAACTTTTTGATACATGGGTGCAGTTCGACGCGGGCACAATTCTTAAGACCGCTGTTTACAAGTGGTTAAGGATTGAACCCAAATGATTCACCCCGCTGTCGCTTTATTCATTCTTGTGCTGGTAATACTCATGTGCGGCGTTGGCCTTGCACACCAACAGTTCGATGACAACCTAGGCCAGTGCTTCGGCATGGTCGTGGTAATACTGTGGGCAGTCGCCACGGTTGCAAAGGTCGTTGCGGTACGGTACATGGTGCCCGAAGATTTGGTGCTATGTATTGGCCTGCTGGCGTACGGTGGCGGGTCA